ACGAAACCAGCGGACAGCCGGAACGGCCGAGAATCTGCAGGCTCGCCATCCCCGGCGACCCGCAGTCGAAAGGCAGGCCGCGCGTCTACCAAGGCCACGGAATCACCCCGCAGAAGACCCGAGAGGCCGAACAGCACGTCCGCAACGCATGGTTGGACAAGTACGCCCACCTGCCGCCATACGAGGGGCCCGTGGCCGTCACGCTCGTCTTCTGGATGGCGTCGAACCGTGGACGCGACTGGGACAACCTCGCCAAACTCGTTACCGACGCGTTGAACGGAATCGCCTACGTGGACGACCGGCAGATCAGCGAAGCCAGCGTGAGCGTCCGACGGCCAGACCCCTACGTGAAAGGACGTAAAGGCCGGTTACGCAAACGCAGGAGCGGCGACCCGCCCACATGGAACGGCATCGAATACCAGCCGCACACGCGGGCGAACATCCACTTCCTCAAAACAACCTACCAAACACCGGACAAGGAGACAGACGAATGACAAGCCAACAGGAAGAACAGCTCACCGTCCTCGCAAGAAAATACGCCGACCTGACCGACACGATCAGCCGACTGCAGGAACAGGCCGACCAGGTCAAAGCGCTCATCATGGCCGACAGGCCGGCCGGCGAATACCAGGCCGGCACGTTGACCGTGAAAATCAAACCCGGACGCAAAACATTGGACACGCGCAGATTCCTCGCAGAACACACGCCAGCCGACAATCCCGAATGCTACGACATCAAACCCAAACCACTGTCGCAGCTCGTCCGCCAACTCGGCGAACCCGCATTGCAGGACTATATCAAGACCGGCAACACGATGCTGGTGGTCGAATGAGACTGCCAATCGGAAAAACCGCCGTCGGCCGCGCCATGTCGAAAACCCTCAACGAATACGACCGGACGCCCGACCTGCAGGAAATCCTCATCATCAACACAGGCGACCTGCAGAACATCGCCGACACGTTATGGATCAACTTGGACATGGAATGCGAAAGGCTGGGAAATGAGCGGGAAGCTTGACCTGCAGGCCGTCATGGCCGCCAACACGCCACACGACAACGACAATCCGGCTGGAACGTCCGGCGAATGGACGGAAATCCGCCGGATCATCGAACAGCACGTCCTCAACCAGCCACGCGGCCTGCAGAAGGAGATCGGACCGTCCGAATTGGGCACCGACTGCCTCCACTGCCTCGCCGCCCGCCTCGCCGGATGGGAACGGCATCAAACCGTCGCATGGCTTCCGTTCATCGGCACATGCGTCCACGCGCGATTCGAACAGTTGTTCGACAAAAACAATGAGCAGGTCGTGGAGCATGTCCTCCACGACAAGACCGGCATCGGTCCGCATGACGAATCCGTGAACCGCTTCGAAGCAGAAAAACAAGTCAAAGTCGGAACAATCCGCGGGTTGCATGGAGAAAGCCGCGTCCACGGCAGCATCGACCTGTACGACGCGAAAAACCACATGACCATCGACTGGAAGATCACCGGCCAGACCACATTGCGCAACGTCAAAGCCAACGGACCATCGCAACAATACCGCATCCAGGCGAGCCTGTACGGCATCGGACTGGAAAACGACGAAGAGACATGCGAGAAGAACGCGATCTACTTCCTACCCAGAAACGGCAGCAGCCTCAACGACGCACTGCCCGTCGAATTCGACTACGACCCGAAACCCGGCAAATGGGCGTTGAGCCGCGCGCAACTCATCGTCAACCTCCTCGACCTCAT